AAAAAAAAAAAAAAAAATAAAAGAACAACACTAACACAAGCACACCCCCGACAGGATGCCTAAAAGGGGTCCATTTGATTTCGGTAGTCAGAGGGGGTCCGAGCTAAACCCAACTAAATCAAGGGGTTAGGCCGACTTCGACCGTAGGGAAAGAGTAGAGAAAACGTAGGGGATTCGTAGAGTTTACGTAGGGAAACAGGCGAGATGGGGTTCCGTAAGCATATTGGCTCTATGTTTTGTTGCAGAGTGATTAAATTAATATAATGATGGATATAATATTATTGGATTGTGGGATGCGTTGTATATGAAAGTCCGACATGCGCGCGAGATTGGCCGAATTTCGCTATTACGTTGGATATGAAGCGATATAATCGAATGGGGGACGTTGGATACAGCCCGATGTTGGATACGCGCTCATATTCAATCCTGACAAGACTTTCGCGCAAGGGCGAAGATAATATTAATAGTTTATAATATTATGAAAAGCGCGCAGGGGCGGATTACATCCGATTAATATTAAAAAAATATTAGGGTTCAGCGCCGTATTCAGTTAAAAATAGTAGTAATATTAAAAGTAAGGGGTAAGTTTGCTGTCCTTACCCCTTACATTACTACTCGGTAGTCTGCGCCGACGCAGCAAGTAACGCTTCGACTTGCTTGCGCGCCGTATCTTCCGGAATGCCCAGACGAATGTAATCCCGAATCATGCGCTCTTTGATTTCATCGGGAGTAACTTCCGACGGACGGTAAGGAAGCAATGCAGCCTGATAAGCATTGCTGCGAGCATTGGCCTTGAGATTATCGTTGACCAATGCCATTACGGACCATTTCTTTTCCGTAATTACTTCCTGTGCCTCTGCGTCAGTGTTGCAGACTTTGTAATCGAAAGTCTTTTCGATTTTCTCGCCAGCCTGCGGGTGCCCGTCCGGAATTGCGAAAGTGAACTTGCCGACTTTGGTTTCCATAACACGACCTTCTAGTGTGGACGGCGCGGTATTGCGCCAGTCCGAAGTAACGAAACGAGTCTAACACGAATCGCGCCGATTGTCAAGTGCTATCTTTACTCTATCCTTCCTTCCGTCCGACTCGGTTTCGATAGGCGCCGGACAACCTATACTATAGCATCGAACGTGCCAGCCTCATAATAGTAGGGTTTCGCTTCCGGAAGTCTACTAAGTCCTTATGGCTCAACGACTTACATTTCTCGTAGGCGAAGCGCGAGGCTGCTGACTTACTAACTTTTGTCAGCCTTGGTGACGACTATTGGCAAGTCCTTTGTTATCAGTAGTTTACAGGTGACAAATATTATCACACTACAGGTTGTGTAGGACATACCCCCATACCCCTATATAGCGGGTCCCATGTTGGCATGAATCTTGCGGCCCATCAACTATATGTGTCTCAGCAATAAAAAAGTATAACGTCCCTAAAACAAAAGAGACTCCTTATTTAAGAACCTATAATATAATATACAAAAAGAAAATTTGACTTTCAGTCCTATATATGGTAGTCTGGTTGCTGGCAGAACCGACTGAAAAGTCAGTTAATATTATTTCTTCGGAGGTATGAAATGTGAGTATGAGAAAGAAACACACTCCTAAGCCTACGAAGAAAGTTAACCATCGTAGAACTAAACCTACTACACCTAAACTAGATACACCTGAACCTGTTATTGAAAAAACTATTGCTGATAAACTGAATGAAATCCAAGCGATTCTACATGAATCAGGTTTGGATTCATCGTCACAGATTCAGTCATTAGCTAAGATTCGCGAAGTCCTAGGCTGGTAACATACACAAGGAGTTAGATAATGGCTGTAGCATCAGCGACAGTAACAGCAAAGGCTGGCCCGGCAGAACAGTCAACTGCAATTCCGATTGCAGGTATTACCTCACTATCTGTTGACTTTAAACGACAGGTTGTCCAGCTTTATCAGGGCAACGAATTGACTGGACCGGCCAAGGAATTTGACTTGACTGGTGTTACTACGTTCACTATTACAACGCCAGGTGGTAACGCTGTTATTGTAATTTCCTAACAGGAATTCAACGATGGCGATGGGTATAGTTTCGGACAAAGAATTCGACGTTGAAAAGGGTAGACTAATACCCTCTGAAACTCCACGTGAGGAGTCGAATTCTTCTGTTCCGATTACTGGTGAAGTAGTTGATATGCAAAAGGGTCGGGGACATAATCCAGAAGTCCCTGATAGTTTGCGTAAAGTAATAGGCGAAACTCATATTACAGATGGTCGTGACCAAGCTGTAGAGTTAGCTAAACAATTTGGAATCTCCCCCTCATCAGTTTCTGCATATGGTGTTGGTGCCACAAGCACAGCATCATATGATGACCAACCAAACCAGGGTCACATTAACAAAGCAAAAGAACGCATCAGTAAGCGCGCACGTAGCAAACTGATGTTGGCTCTTAGGCACATTACCGAGGATAAACTAGATTCTTCCAAGGCCAGGGATTTAGCTGGTATTGCGAAAGATATGAGTGCTGTTGTTAAAAATATGGAACCAGATGGTCCGAAGGTTCCTACAAATAACAGCGGTCCGACATTTGTCTTTTACAGTCCACAGTTTCGTAAGGAAGAATCCTTCGAGGTAGTGGTAGCCAAAGAGTAAAGGATGCCAGATAATACAGTGACCGAGTTCAGCAAATGGCTCATAACATTAGGAGTCGGTGGAGTATTAGCCGGCTTCATGTTCACGTTCTATCGTAAAGACGTAAAGCAATATACTGAACTTTGGAAAACGGCGACAGACCAGTTACTACAAATAGTAAAGGAGAATACAGCCTCCAATACTAAACTAGTTTCGATGTTAGAGACAATGGAGCGTAATGCCATTCGTAAGTCTGACATTGAAACTATCGTAGACAATCGAATCGCACGCGAGGGAAAATAATGGCGGTAACAACCCTTCTCTCAATTGGCATTCCACAGGTAATGACACAGAATCAGGTGTTCGCATTACCAGCGCGTAGGTGTCTATTGTTTGCAGAGGGGACACCTACAATAGAACAGTCAGCAGATGCAACTAACTGGGTTGCACTGACTATTAACACCACTACCAATAACCAAGCAGAAGTTGGTGGTGGTTGGATTCGTTGCACATCAGGTTCTCCTGATGTATTCCTAAAGGCTACTGCATAAAATGATATACGCTAGACTGAACGGTAAGTATATCGGAGTTGAACCAGGCACCACTGAGGTTTATGCAAATAGACCTATTGGTGGCGCGTGGGAAGAACTCGATATATTTAAACGTGATGATGGTAAATACATTGTCACGTTTATTTCTGCTCAGTTAGTTTTATCAATCCAACCCGATGGTAGATTAGAGACTCGTCCTCTCGGAACTGATAAGTCGTGGGAACAATTATCTATTAAAGATAATGTTCTGTTCCGCGAGGGGATTGATGTTTCTCTACAATTGGAAGGATTCGTTGAAACAATTGCTCTCCAATCATTACATATTGATGGAGATGACCTCAAGACAGAAGATGGAAAAAGATGGGTAGTTGTTGGATGCTCTGACTATATGCTTCCTCAGTTAGTTGCTGAGGGAGTTGATATAGTTCCATTGCTTTACAGAGGTCCAAACACTCTACGATTCTTTAATACTCATGGATATATCTCAGACCAAGTTGGTCTAAAAAGATTTCATCCAGATGTTTATGGAATGAGTCAATGGTTACAAGCAAATGAGAAAGCGATAGACATTGCTAACGAGCATGGCTATTATATAGAAGCTAATCTTATTTGTGATAATCAACTATTCAATAAGGATGTAAACTTTCTTAGGAATCTCCAGAATCAATTTTGTGAGATGTTCCGAAAGAAGAAGGGCATCTATTCATTAGGTAATGAGAACGATGCTAATGGATTCAATGCTAATGATTTCGATAAACCATCAGGTTTAATTGCTGCTTGTGGTAGTGGATTAACAGGTGGACCTGCTCCATTATCGCGAGGCCAACCTTGGGATTTACAGTTTCAGCATCTTCGTCGTGACGAGAAGATGTTTATCGACATTCCCCCTGTCGATGCTCCTACTTATCATTTGAATCATCGTTTACTGTTTGATGAAACCATTGGTTTCGCAAACTACGATGATGCTGGTAAGAGAAGTAAGAATAAGAATTGGGCATACAAGATTGGTAAAATCGCTTCGGCGTTTAACGGTGCCATTATCCATCTCGATAGTGGTTCACATTCTCGTCCTCTTAATGGTGATGAACAAGGGTGCGTGGATGAATTCGTTAGAGGGAGTCAAATCTAATGCCGCAGATTCTTTGGCGTATCATCATTGTCTGTGTGGTTGCAATCTGCTTAAAGCTAGTGCTACCACTACTTCTAAATGTTCTTGGCATCAGCGTTGATGGTGCCATCATACAACTTATCACAGTGTGTCTCGCACTAATTGCATTGTGGTATGTTGTATGGGGTCCACCAGTCAGACCTCCGTCAACCCAATAGGAGATACATGGCATTAACTAAGGCTCAATGGTTAGGGCTAATTAAACTAATTGTGCCACCAGTAGTGGCAATTGCAGTTCCCGGTGCTGGTCCTGTTCTAGCTGGTGTTATTATTCAAGGCATTGAAGTAGCCGAGAATACTGGACAGCCCGGACACACTAAACTTCAAACTGCTAAAGATGAAATCGCAACTGTTGCACAGGGTATCAATGCTGCTAAGCCTGGCACTATTGATATTCCTCAACTGAATGCTGTTGTGGATTCCGTCATCAACACTTCTGTTGGTGCTGCGAATCTTGTTAAGAATGTTCCTGTTCACACACAGACTCCTTAACATGAAGAAAACTCTAATCCTTGTATTGTTTGCTCTGTTGCAGATTGCTTGTATTCAAACAATCTATGCTCAGAGTTTGCCGCGAGTTGTAACAGTTACATGGGATGCAAATCCTCCTTCTGAGAATGTAACTAGTTATGATGTTGTATTGGATACAGGTGCAGCTATTCCTGTAGTTCCATCAGCATCACCAAGCGCGCAGGTATCTGTAGCTACAGCAGGTCATCATGTTGTTGCTGTCATTGCTAAAAGTATGACACTAGCATGTGACGACCCAACACAGTGCAATACAATCTCAGTTACATCAAGCGCACCTGCTACAGTAGGATTTACTGTAAGTGCAGGTGCAAGTCCAGTTAAGAATACTAAAATCAAATAACTATGGTGACTCTATGCTTACTAGGCGAGAACTGCTACAGCGTTTCGCTGCAATACCATTTGCAGTAGGCGCGAAGTTAAACTGTATTCCTTCTTTTGAACAGAAGGAACAGATAAACAAGATGTCATTCGATAAAGGGTTTTGGAAACCCAATAAGAAGCAAGAACAATTCTTATCGCTACCTACTTCGATATTCGAAGGTTTCTATGGTGGTGGTAACGGCTCTGGTAAGTCCGACGTGTTACTTGTATATGGATTAATCCATAGATGGCACGAGAATCCTCGTTTCAAACAAGTTTTCATGCGTCGGACTTTTCCAGAACTACGTAATGAGATAGTTCCTAGAACTAGGGAAATATATCCGAAGTTCGGAGCTACCTTTAATAAGACGGATATGTGTTGGACGTTCCCACGCGAGGACCAGTTTGGTAGTGGGGCGAATAATAAAGGTGCAATGATATTCCTTGCACATTGCGAGGAAGAAAATGACGTTCATAAATATGACTCGATGGAGATTAATCTTTTCACTCCAGACGAGTTAACTACTTTCACCGAATACATTTATCTATACATTGGCTTTACTCGTGTTCGTAGTAGTGATAGAGCATTACCAAGTATCATCAGAGCAGCCGGAATGCCTGGTGGTATTGGTCATACTTTTACCAAGAAACGATTTGTAGCACCTGCACCGCAGGGTGGCGTAATCATTGTTGGTAAAGGTGATGTAAAAAGAATTTACATACATGCAACTGTTGCTGATAATCCTAATGCTGACCCTGAGTATGCAGCTCGTCTCGATGGTATACCTAATGAGGCTGAGCGCAAAGCTAGGAAGTTTGGCGATTGGGATGCATATCAGGGACAAGTATTTGATGAGTTCAGGGATAGACACTATCCAGATGAACCTGAAAATGCGTTGCATGTAGTTAAACCGTTTGAAATCCCATCATGGTGGCCGCGCATGATAATAGGGGATTGGGGATTTGCGGCTATGAACTATGTAGGGTTCTATGCAATCTCACCACAAAAGAGATTGTATCTATATAAGGAACTTTACTGGTTAAAAACTAAGATTGAGGATTGGGCACCAGAAGTTAAAGAGATTGCTGAGAGAGAAAATCCCAGAATCATAGCTTGGTGCAAATCAGTTTCGCAAGAAAGAGGTCAAGAACATACTATTCAGCAACAAATTGAAGCTGCATTAGGACAAGGGATTGAATTAAGTAACAATTCTCCCGGTTCACGCGTAGCTGGTAAGATGTTGCTACATGAATATTTACGCTGGAAGCAAAAACCAGTAATTCCACATTCAGATATTCCGATTTATTCGGAAGAATATGCAATGTGGCTTCTTCGTAACAAGGGTTTGCCAGACTATAAAGCATATTTAAGTCTGTTTGACCCACCAGAAGAAGAAACTAATATTCCTAAGCTACAGATTTTCTGTTGCGAGGAACCATATCATGAAGGGCATCCTAATTGTTGCCCAATAATGATAGATTCCATCAAGGCTTGTTCTTATGATAAGAAAGGTCGTGATGGTAAAGCTGCTGAGGACGTAGCCGAATTCGATGGTGATGACCCTTACGATGATTTACGCTATGCTTGCGATAAAGCAGAGCGATATTTCGAGGAATCAACCACAGAATTCGAGAGAATACAGAAGCAGGAAGAAATAACTCGCAAACTACAGGCTACTCAAGACTTTACTGCTTACTATCGCAACATGCACGCGATAGACCAGCAGAATAAAATTCAAGTAGTCTCAAGATTTCATAGGAGACGCTAATGTTTAACTGGCTTCGAGAATATTTGAGTATTAGATATGAATTTCGTGAACGCGAGATTCGATTAAAGAAGGAATCAGCACAAACTAATATTGAATTAGACAAAGAGGAAGAAGTTTGTCAATCATGCGAGACACTGAGACAGCAATTAGAGATTGCTAATTACGAAAAGTCTCAAATACTTAGCAAGTTACTAAAAGAACCTGAGAAGGTTCCTGATACACCACCTGTCGCAGTTACAAGGCCACGAACTATTCCTTGGCATGTGCGTAGGCAAATGTTAGAAACTGAGGATAGAGAAAAAGCTAAGGCAATGCGTAATGCTGCAAAGCCTGATTCTGAAATAAAACCTGCTGAGACTATCTCAACTGAGGAATTAGAAAAGGAATTAGGCGTTGCCGAACAACAAAGAGAATCAGAAGCCGTCGGACAAAAATAAAGTCCTTGACGAATCTATGCAGCGGGCATATGCAAAAGTCTCGAAAGAGATGCCCGATGTAAAGAGTGTTTCTGTTACTCCGTCTAGTTCTTCATTTCTAAGTAAGTTCTTTATGCCACGCGGCGCAAATGCCGTGACTAATCCTTTTACTGGTAACATTAGTTATAATCCTGAGATGATTGGTAATCAGGGTTATAACCAGAACGATATCGAGGATATCCTAGCGCACGAAATGACTCATGTTCGTCAGACGCAGGATGTTCCTTGGTATAAGATGCTAGGACAGATATTTAGTCCTAAGCCACAAGTTCCAGCAGGAATACCGGAAGGTAGTCCTACGAATGCATCATATTATTGGCAGCCACATGAATTAGAGGCTTATCAGACTGAGCGTAATAGAATGATGGCTCAGCATAGACCTAATCCAGTGGACCCAATATATGGAACGAGAGATATAGTTCTTCCTCCTCAAAAGGTCATTAATAAAGTTGGGGGACGCTAATGCCATTTGACGAAGTAATGCACAAGTTCAAACATGGTAATCTTCATTCTGGTTCAAAGACTGGAAAGAAAGTTACCAATAGAAAGCAAGCAATTGCAATTATGCTAAGTGAAAAAAAGGCTGCCGCTGGTGGTAAGTCTGAATATAAGTCAAAGGGTATTGACACTGGTCCATCACACAAACTACGTAAGAAGCACGGAGTGAAATAATGCCTGGAATGAATGTTGGACCATCACAAGGTTTCATGGCAAGGTTTAAACAAAACCTGCCACAAGCTGTCAATCAACTTGGTGGTATGATGCCCGGTCCATTTGGGCAAACTGCTAGATTGGCTGGCACACTGATGAAGAAACCGGCTACACCTAAGCAGCCATCTTCATCGGCAATGCCATCTGCTAGTCCTGTTGGGCCTCAGCCTCCTGTCAATGGTCCTAACACTATGCCATCATCTACTGGTATGAGTGATACTGGTATGGTGCGTGGTCCACGACAGATTACTGGTATGCCGGGAATGGGTGGATTCTCACCCGGTATGAATACTGGTGTTACAGGTGGAATGTTACCCGGTATGCATCCCGGTATGGGTATGCCTATGCAGCCTCCAATGGGAGATGTGCAGAATCCTGGTATATTCAACATGTATAACCAAATGCTACAACAGCGTCGTCCAATGTTGGGCTAAATGGCTAAACCTATCCCAGAGGAAGTTCAAAGACTCCTTAAAGAAGTGGTATCTCACTTCGATAAGGAAGATGTAGCTGTGCGCGAACGTCAAATTCGCACATGGCGCAGACTTAAACTATTCTGGGAAGGCTTCCAGAAGGCGTGGTATTCTGAGGTTGCTCACGATTGGCGTATATGGGACGAAGTAGAAGGGGACGATACAGACCAGTCCTACTATGATAAGCCTATCAACGTATTCAGAGCATACTTGGAATCAATTATTGCTGCTCTTTCTGTTACAGTTCCTCCAATTAAATGCTTTCCTGACGACGCTGATAATACTCTTGATTTGTCTACGGCCAGAGCCGGGGACAAGATTGCTAAACTGGTTTATCGTCACAACGATGTGCCTTTGTTGTGGCTACATGCTCTTTTTATTTATTGCACTGAGGGTATGATTGCTTGTTACTCTTATCCTAAAGAGGATGAGAGTTATGGCACATACGAAAAGAAAAACTACGCTGATGCTGATGAAGTTCATCAGTATACTACCTGTCCGGAATGTGGATTCCAGATGGGTGATGACATAATGACGCCTGAGATGCAAGCTATACAGGCGAAACTAGATAAACAGAAAGATAAATATCAGCCGGACAATGATGATGTTACCATACAGGATATAGTTCAGAATAATGATGATGCTGAACTTTGCCCTGCATGTATGCAGATTATCATTCCACAACTATCACAGGAAACTTTCACTGTTACTAGACTGGTTGGAGTTACGCAGGAACCAAAAACTAGAATCTGTCTTGAGGCATATGGTGGCCTTTACGTAAAGGTTGCTAATTATGCTAAGAAACAAGCAGATACTCCTTATCTAATATATTCATATGAAACACACTATTCACTCGCGGTCGAAAGATACGCGCATCTACACGGAAAGAATAGCCTTACTGCTAAGAAAATCGCAGGTTCAACGGGACCAAAAGACCCCTACGAACAGTGGGGAAGATTATCTCCTCAATACCAAGGGGAATATCCAGTTAATACTGTTACTGTTCGTAATGCTTGGTTGCGTCCTGCTGCATTCAATGTTCTTTCTGATAAGAAGGATGTTGACCATCTTAAAGAATTGTATCCAAACGGCGCAAAAGTCGTATTGGTTAATGATGACTTTGCGGAATCGTGTAATGAGGCATTGGATGATTGTTGGACTCTTACTTACAATCCTCTATCAGACTACATACACTTTGACCCGCTTGGTCTACTACTCGTCAGTATTCAAGAGA